CTATGGGAACATTAACAATTGCTGAATCTTCTGCACTACCCTCATGATTACAAGTTCTAATTTGAAAACTACTAGCAGAGGGTTCAGAACCACTTGTAGATGATAGATTATTTATTGATACAAAGTTATTATGATTAGAAGACATCCCTGCCATTATATAATTCCCATCACCCATTCCAGTTGTAAAAGTGATTGTGTATAGACCAGTTCCAGTTCTTAAAACACTTGCTACATTACCGCTACCACGGATCAGCCTGTTTGTGTTTGATGTTGAGCTTGCACCAGATGTATCCTTAGTTCCATCAAAATTGACCCATGCTCGACACGCATACATCGGTAGTGAATCTTTAGTAATATCACCAGAAATATTAACGTCACCAGCGTTACTTAAATCAATCTTATTAGTGCTAGTATTCTTAACGCCTAAAGTCGTTCCACCAACCTGTAATGTTCCCATAGTTATCTCACATCAAATGAACCGCCAGTATTGACGTTCAGGGTTCCTGTAATATTTACTTCGTTCAAGATAGTTAAACTTCCGTTACACGTTACTGTTCCTGAAAAAGTCACTGGTCCGACTACCATACTTCGGTCGTTGGTATTCACTGTTACGGAACCTGTGTACGAGTTGGTATTGTGTACCATTCCGTCTTTTAATCGTAGTTCTGCCATAGGTTATTCTGGTTTAGTGGGCCAATTTAAATTATCTAAATCGCTAAAATCCATATCCCTTAATGCTTGTCTGTATGTAACCCATTCTGCTTTTTTTGTATCTGTTAATCCTCTATCAGAAACCATCATAGAATCTGATTGTGCAAGAAGTGAATTACGTTCAGATCGTTGTCTCATTTCCTTGTGTTTTGTTTCATCAGTATAAACAACAACATCACCATTTCCTGTTTTTATTGAAAAATCTCCCATATTAATCCGCTGTAGGTAATTTTAATCCGTAACAACTCCACCAAGAATCTTTTTCAACACTTGCATCAGACTCAAAGTACAGAACAAAACCCGTAACATAAGATTCGGTATTGTAGTTAACACTACCAGTTCCCATTTGATAATAATGCCCATCATCATAACCAGTTTGGCGATACATTGCTTGAGGACGAGCAGGGCTATCACTGGTTGCAGTTAATGTGTGTCCATCTACTTGAGGGTAATCAGATGATGATGCAATACAATTGTATAATAACATTTCACAATTAAAACCTATTGAACCACCTACTATATCATTTCCAACTTGTGCGAATGATGCCGTAGAGCCATTGAAATTTTGACCTTCTCCTCCAGTATGGCTTACGAGTTGATAAGCATAATAATATTGTGAAGTAGAAACTACGGCATCACTTGCATCTAAAAATCTAAAATAAATATCCTTATCATCAGTAGCACACCCCCATCGGATAATTAATTTATAAGCAGAATACTTTGATGAAACTACATTGCTCATTTTTGTGGCAGTCGTGCCAGTAGAAGAAGTCGCTGTATCAGCACTATACGCTATGGTTTTAATGTGTTCCCATCCGTGAGGGTTTGCACCATCTGTAATGGTTACACCACCCCCTATAGTCCCTGCACTTAACGTATTCGTTATCGAAACATTTCCATCACTCCCCAACTCTAAGTTATTCCCACTAGCACTTGGGTGCTTCAGTGTCTGCATTTTGACTACAGCACCACCATTCTGCGATTGGATCTCGTCTGTTTTAAGTATTGAGGTCATGATGGTTATTCTGGTTTAGGATGATCCGTTTTTACTTGTTGTATTTTTGCAGTCATTTCTTTAGAAAATACCCCTTGCTTAAATAGGTCATCTAATTGATCTCCGATCTCAGGGTATTCCATTTTACGTTCATCTTTATATTTAACTTTTTCATAAGCAATTCTTTCTTCTTTGTCTTTTTCAATTCTTACATTTAATTCTTTTTCTTCATCTGGAGTCATATCCCTTACAACACCATTTACTGTAATTTTAGGCATACTTTACTCCGTAAAGAGTTATACGACCTTTTGAAAATGTACTAGCATCTTCCCAATAAAACTTAAAACGATCATTAGCCTCATTTGTAAGAGTTGTAGACCAACCAGAACCTCCATAGTGCCAACCATTATTATCTGCGAATGTTAAATTCATACTTACAGTAGTAGACACACTAGAATTTGAAGGTTCATTAATAGTCAATTCTCCCCACACACCGCCTAAAGAAATAGTATTATCTACTCCACCTGATTCCAGCATATAAGAATCTGAAAAACCAGCGTGTGAGTATCCTGAATTGCCATCAGATGCTCTTCTATAATATACAACCAATCCTCCATTATTTGTGGTATCATAAGCAGAAGAAGTTCCAATATTTGCTCGTAACTTTTTATTACCACTACTAGGAACGCAATTAGTGAGAATTACTTTATAAGTTGTATAGGTACTGTCAAAAACAACTCCTGAAGTACCATGTATAAATTCTACCGTTGTAGTAGATGTTGCTGTTGTATCTACTGATTTAATTAATACTAAAGAACTACCAACAGAAGCAGGAACCACAACTGAAGAACCTAAAGTGCCAGCATCAATAGTTCCTGTATTTGCTATTCCTTGTGAAAACGTAGGTTTACCACTTGAAGCAATAGAAATAGCATCAGGATCAGATGCACTACCTATATTTCCACCATCGGGTATTACTATTCCTGTCATACGATTACCATTATTCCACCTGAAGCAACTTCAAGGGTTCCTGTTGAGTCAATTGTCAATGGGCCAGCGGCTACTGCCGTTTCATCGGATGCAATGGTTACTGAGGTAGATATGGTATTCTTATGTCTTACAATACCTTGCTGACTACGAATACCACTTACGTCTACCTTTGAGATCGTGCTAGATCCTGCACGTAACTCTAGTTCATCTTTGGTAGTCTCTTGTATACCTGTACTTACTGCACCTTTTCTAATCATTATGCGTTCTCCAATACAGAAAGAATAATATCTGCTTTAGTATCTACACTACATCTAGCGTGTATAGTTTCATTATCAGAATCTATTACAATTTTACCACTTATTAACTCTATGTTTCCTCCAACTGGAATAGACACATCTTTGGCTATGTATGTTACAGCATTACTAGAGTTTTCAATAAGTGCTACATCTACAGTAACAGAAGCATTATGTATATTAGATATAGTGCATCCTATAAGAACGTGTCCTTTAGTAGATGTTAAAGATGTTAAAGTACCTACTAAAGTATTTGCTGTATCATGATTAGCAAAAGCATCGTCTTTAAGATTTCTTTTTAAATTTACAAATTTTGACATATATTATCCAAGGGCTATAGCCATGACTATGGCAGATGATTGAGCATTTGTAGCTAACGTATTAATATTACCTGCTCCTACTGAAGCTACTTCTCCTAAGTCATTGTTTGCTGTTGTAATTGTGTTACCCATACTTTCTCCATGTGCTACGCAGTAATACCTAAGTCCTGTTGTTGGAGCATTTGCAGGTACTACAAATACAGTCTTTGCACCTGCGGAACCTGGACCTCCTCCTGACCCAGCAGTGACTACTTGTGCACTACCTCCTTTTGTATATGCGTTACCAGCACTATCTTTAAATAATAAAAGATGTCCTGCGTTTGTTCCTTCTGATTGATCAAAGGTATAAGTAAATCCTCTTGTTAAAGTAATAGTAGGATTATTAGCTCCATCAAGAACAAACACACCTCCTGCAACTGTAACTGTGTACGTCAATGATCCTGCAATAGTTCCTGCAACAGCATTTACATCAGTAATGCTATCAGCTAAAGTATTCATATTAGCTACATTATCAGATGTACCTAATACATTCATATCATTAACTACATCCGCAGTACCTAATACTGCCATATCTGCTACAGCATCTGTAGTACCTAATATAGCTACTTGTGATGAAACATTAGAAAGCGGAGTTATAAAGTCAGTAGGTGATATTTTACCTGCTACAATTTGAGTAGCACTACTAGTATCTACATATCCTTTATTTACAGCATAATGATCAGGATCACTAGATGATGGAGTAGCAATATTTTTAATATTCTTATTGTCAGCATCCCATACATTATCAGTTCCCAAGGTCATAGAGTCTTGGGCAATATCAATACTTTCCTGTGATAAGTGAAAAGTTTCACTAAAGGCATTATCAAGTTCAGCCTCAGTAAGTACAGAAGCACTTTGAAAGTCTGTAGCTAGTGTACTTTTATCAGGTTTGATTCTAATAACTTTAATAATAGTCCAAGTATTTAACGCAGGATACCCTGGATTATTACCATCAGAATCACCAAAGGCAGTATGATCTTGATTTATTTGTACTTTTTTTGTACCTGTTACAATGTCCCAAGGTTCGTTACCAAAACTATTATTAAGATTTGTAAGTCTTGATTTTTGAGCAGTGCTTAATCCTCCAGCATCATCAATACCTGTGTCAGTAGCAGTTCTGTAGATTCTAATACCATTTATGAATACTTGGAGTTCTTCTTCAAAGTCATTCTTATAGTCATCTGTAGTTTTAGGAGTGTAGTCTAAACCACTGTAATCTATTTGAAATACTGTAGAAGCCGCTGTACTATAATCACCAGCATCTCCTTGATTCCCAGCACTAGTAAGTTTTGTGGGTAAATTAGTAATCGCCATATTAATCTAATTCAAAAAGTTCTGAGTACTTAGCACCACGTTTGATTTGATTTTCATTGTAGCGTTCTTTGTAAAATTTAGAAAACAAATCTAAATCAGTCTGTACTAACATATCAAGAGAAGTATTACGATATTCTGATATAACTTGTTTTATTTGTCTAAGTCTGGGATCTTCATCAGCATAGCCTTGAACTAATCTTTCATCAGGATCTAACCCTGCTTGATAACCAGGACTTCTAATAATAGCATCTAATGTTTGTTTTAGAGTTCTTCCACTTATTTTAATGTTTCCCATTAGACGTTTCCATTCTGAAAACTGAGAATCATCTAACTCTATATTATCACTTATATTTCTAGATAACGGAGGTAAAAATTGTCCTAATCTAGCTAATTCATTTAATGTAGGATCATTCTTAGGTTTAACTATAGGAATACCAGTATTATACCCACTAGGCATTTCTATAACTTCTCCTGTTATCTCATCGTATAAATCAGGTACAGCATCAGGATTTATACGTTTCATTACCTGATTGTAAAAAGAATTTGCTTCTTTAAATGCACGATCTCCTGTAACCATAGACCTAATCTGTGTAGGAAACGCAGGAATAAAACTTGCTCCCATACGAGAAAAGGTTTTCCACATATCGGCATCGATATCATCAGTATAACTTCTGAGAGTCATAAGTTCAAGTAAATTAGTAAAACCTTGGAAATACGCTTTGTCTACTATACTCTCTTGAAATGCAAGAACACTGTAAATAATCAAGGCATCAGCATCTTCTTCTGGCATATACTTTATGTTATCTGCCATGTTTGCTACAAATGTAAATGGTAAAAACAAAGGGTCTAATCTATTGTATCCAATCCATTCTCCACCAACCTTAATAGAATATGGTTGATTTCCTGCGTTAATCCAACGTCTTTTTTGATTAAAGTTAGCAGGTCCAGCACCTGTAATTTTACCGTCAAGGACTACAGCTAACGTAGTTCCATACAACATTGTACCTAAAGCCATACGACCTCGTAGCAAGGCTTTCATCTCAGGATTGCCTTGAATTAAAGTCTCTCGTATATCTCTAAGTTTTTTACCATAGAAGGGAACACGGTTCATTATCAAAGACATAGGAGTTCTTTGATATCCTCGAATAAACAAGTTGGTAGGTGTACGTATAAACGGTATAAACATTCCTAAAATAGGATGTTTACCTATCATTATCTGCATATCTCTAGGAAGAGTACCTCGTGCTAGATCCTCAGTAAAAGTAACTTGTCGTGCAATCTGAACTGAGGATTCATTTAGAGCTTTACCTGTGTTAGGATCAAAGGCACTATCAATTTGGTTATCTATAAACTTACGTAGTTCTCTACCTCGTAATCCTTGCTCTACTCCAGCCATTGATGATTCAGAGTACAGCTTTGCTCTATATGCTAACTGTTTAAAAAACTCGTCTTCTGATCCTAGTAATCGTAATGACATACGACTTACTTTACCTAGAAAGTTTACAGACTCTCCCACAACTGTACTATCCTTTAATCCCATCTTCTCAGCAGTAATCATGTGTCTAGGCAACCCGTCAATCTTAGTTGCCAAGGGATCAAGAAAGTTCTGTTCGTGATACAAAGATCTACGTGCCATTTTAAGAGCAGGAAGAAACTGACTAATCATTCCTTTATAGTGAGTCATTAACTGTCTAAAACTAGCTTTTTCGCCAGGAGTTACTAAGTTACCAACATAGCGTTCCAAAGGATATATAAGGTTTTCACTTACACCTGATAGAAGGTTAGTAACATTAGTCTTTACATTTGCCAGGATAGATCCTCTAAATACTTCTCCTGCTACATCAAAGAATCCTGTTTTACGATAGTTGTATGCTTCTTTGAGAAACTTACTAGGATCTTTGTCAAATACTGTAAGACGTTCTGCAATAGCTTTAGCATTACCTGCAAGTCCCTCATCCTTTAACATCTTCTGTAGTTTAAAGGGATCTCCTCCTGCTTCGCCAATACGTATTCTACCTGCACTGACAGCACGAGCCGTACCAGTAATACCTGTTTTGAGGTTATCTACAAGTTCCATCCATTGACTCAGATTGTTCATAAACTGAGCTTCGACTTCTGGACTTGTCGTATGAGTAAGGGACTCTGCTTGTTTAGTAAGAGAACGTCTAAAGTTCTCAACCATAAGTTTGAGTGCTATAATACTCTCATCAATCTTACCAGTATCTTTAGCTACTGCTTGAGCAAACTCTACTACTTGTCCTGGCTTTACTACATCCGACAACATATTGTTGGTAGTAGCCATAGCTTCTTCTGCGGTAGTACTCAAGGCTTTTTTTGATCTACCTACAATCTTAGGAACTTCTTCTTTTAGTTTCTCAATAGTGCTTGCAGTAGTTTCAGAGTCAAACTTTGTAGTATTAAATAAAGTATCGTTTGGAGGTATACTTTGAGGATTTTTAAAGAACTCTTTCATTGTTGTAAGTTCTTTAGTACTAAAAGTAGTACTCTCTTCTACTTTAGGTTTAGGTTTAGTTTTCTTTGCCTTTTCAGTAACTTCGGTTATTTCAACAATAGAGTCTTCGTTTATTTTATTTATCTGCTCTGGAGTAGCACCTTCAGCTACAGCTTTGTTTAGTCTCCACTCTCTGCGTAGAACATATGTAAGAGGTTTAGCTATAAGTCTAAACAAACCAAAAGTAGCCGCATCAAGTCCTATAGACTCTATAGCAGATAATACTCGTTCTTCTGTAATACTGTTTTCTGAATCGGATCTAAGGAGATTAGTAATCGGATTTTGAAGAGAAGGGTAGTCATCGAGAATATTAGATAATCGGGCTTCATAAGGTTCAAGACCAATAGCAGATGCTATGGCCCCAGGAGCAAGAAATCTACCAGTACGTGCTAACTTAGTAGTTCCTTGAAATACATTACCAACTTTTAGTAACTTACCTGCTCCTACAATGCTACCAAGGAGACTACCTGCATCTCTGACAAATTGTCCTGCGGTAGTTTTAGGTTGAGCTACTTCTGGTAAATCATAGTCAAATATAGCTTTAAGAGTTTCATTAGGAGTAATACTAACATCAGGATCAATAGTGCTTATACCAGACTGTAGAGCACCATAACCAAACTCTCCGATACCTTGAGCTAGGTCAATCCAATCATCAAGAAAATCTTGTCCTCCTGCAACAAGTCCAACACCAAGATCTTCTAGTTGACTAGGTTGATCAGGATCTTCTTCTTGTTCTTCTACTTCTTCAGAAGAACTATTAGTTCCTCTTATGCTTTGTAATAGTGCTGGATTTATAGTATCTTCATCCAAAGCATTATTAGCTAAGTAGAGTTCATCTAGCTTCATAGTTTATTTTTTAGTATCTGGAGTGTTTCCAAAAAAATCTCGTATACCAACCCAGCGTTCTAACCAATCGTTTATATCGGTATAGCGTTCTTTATGGTTTTTAAAAAATTCTTTGTTCTGTTTCCAAAAAAGTATTAATTTACTTTCATCTACTGTACGTGTATAAGGATCAAAAACATTAATCTCAAATGCTTTTTCTATATCATTAACTGCGTCAACAAGAGTTTTTTCAACCTTTTCTGTAGTAGATAATTCTTTAGGAAACTCTTTGTTAAACCTTTGTCTTAGTTGAAGATCAGTTGCATTATCTCTATCTTCTTTTTCTTTTTTATTTACAGGGTTGACTACATTTTTCATAGTCCATTGACGAATACGTTCAAAAAAATCGGAGTACTCTTCGTCTGATTTTTTAGGAAACTCAGTCCAATACTTAACAAGTTTTGAGATTTCTTCGTTATACTGTTCTTCACCATCGGGTGATCCAAAAGATATCTGACCGTTAGCATCAATACTAAATCCTAATTTATTATCAGGATCTACAGCTTTTGCTATCATACGTCTAATAGAACTAAACTCAGAACTATAGAGTCCACCCTTTTCTTTATAGTTTAAAGTATTCTCTGCTTCTTGTTTATAGAAACTAGCATTAGGTAGTTTATCAAAAAGTACTCCTTCTTTCAAGGCAAATCGTTGAACTTCTCGTAGAGCAATATCAGGATTATCTAAATTGTCTACCCATACTTGATGAAGTTCTGTTATTTGTTCGTTGTTAGGAATACCTTCAGTATCACCTACGTTCTTTAAAAAAGATTCAATGGTTGAGCTTAATCCTCGATTTCCATCTATTATAGCTCTTTCTACATACTTCTTAATTAATTTAGGTAACTGTATTTGATATTGATCTTCAGGTATTTGTTTAAGTTCGTTAGACAAGTCAACAAATAGTTTATCTTCTCTTGATAACTTTAATCGTTCTAGTGATTTATTCTCAAGATTAAATCTACGAGTTACTGTAGTATATATGCGATTGTTACCTGACTCAATAGCTTTATTAGCATACTCTGTATTACGTCCACGGTCAAACGAATTTATTAAACCTTGAAGTAACGCAGGTTTTTCATAATCTTCTCCTAACTCTTCTAGTATGTCAATCATACTTTGATTAGCAGTTTTAGGATTTATACCATGCAACTGATAGCGTACATCAGGTTCTGAATTAACATACTCATATAACTCATGAGCAATCATTAGAGGACTAGAGTTTAATGCCTGACCAAAATTATTTAAGTCAGTTTGTAGATCTTCTTTAGTTACCTCAAAGTCAGCAAACTCGTATTTATCTAAAAAACTACTTGCTTGTTCTTGTATTCGTGTACCGTTAAACAAAGGATCTTCTAGTATTCTTTTAGAAAAACCTACTAAAGTTCTATGATCTTCAGATCCAATACTTAGTTGTTTAGATTGTGACTGTAGAGCACCAGCGACTTTACCTAAGTTATCTGTACCAAGAACAGGATCATCATGTACTTCTTTTAGTGAACCTGTAGGATTCTGATAGAAGTAATTGTTCATCCAGTTAAGAAACTTGTAGTCCTTGAAGTAACCATTGACTTGGCCCTTCATGTCCTGTTGCATATTGAGCACTGCATTGTACTCATAGTCTCTTGCTTGTTTCTCTTGATGACGTTGCTGTAGTTGATTAATGATTGCATTCTGTCTAGGCAACAACTCTTCAGCAATAAGATCAGGAGCCATACCGTCAACAAACTTACGATTAAAGTCTGCTCGATAGTTTTGCATCCAACGAGAAAACGCATCAGGAGAAGGATCGTTATACTCTTTTGACTTACGCCAATCTAACAGTGCGTTCTCACCAAATCTTCTACTTTCTACTCTTAGTAAACCTCGATCTACTCCTTCTACATAGGCTTCACTTTCTTCACCATTAAGAACACCAGTAACGACACCATCACGTAGTTTCTTTAAAGTTTCGTCACTTGCTTTAGATACTCTAAATATACCTTTGTTTATTTCTTCTTCTCTGTACTCTTTATGAAGTTTAGCAGAGAGTGGTACACCAGCTTCTACTAGATTATCTATAGCTTTAGAAAACTGTTCTGATTGACTTGTGATAATACCACGTTCTGGACTACCTCCTGTAAAAGCTCTTGGAACAGCAGTACGTATAACATCTTGTCGTGATAAGTTTCGTATTCGTGGAATCTCTGCCATATTAGCCTAATACGTTATAACCTTGATAATATTGATCACCTGTATTTGATACTGGTGGACCTTTTGATGCTAAAGTTGTACTTTGTTTAGGCTTCCACCCTGCTGATTTAGCTGTAGCATAACCTTTAGCACTAGCGGCTCCTATATTAATTAACTGAGAGGTTATACTTGGTCCCTCCGCTTTAGCCATAGACTCAATACCTATCTGAGCTTGTGTTTGTGCATCTTTAGCTTCAAACCCAAGATTAGTTAGAGTGTTCTGTAAATTTCTAGTAGTTGTACCAAATGTACTTTCTAAACGTGAAAGATTAGTCAACCCTTGTCTATTAACACCCAACATAAGACTACCTAGTTCTCCTGTGCCTTCACCAGTTAAAGTCTCTATCTGACCTCTAGCTTCAATTAGTTGTTTCTTTTGGTCTAACTTAGCATCAGCATACTTTTCTGCTTCTACATTTGCGGCTTCACCTACACGTTTTCTTTGTTCAGCTATACGTAAAATCTGATCTTGATAAACTTTTTCTCTAAGTTCAGCATTACGTTTATACATTTCATTTTGTTTTTCAGCCTGTTCATTTTGAGCTTGAGCAGACATATACGCTTGAGCTATGAAGACTGCGGCATAAGCGGCTGGGTGGCACATATTTTTACAAATTCATAAAAAGGTTTTTTACCTACACCATAATCAGGTATAAGTCTTATAAAGTGAAATCCTAAGAATTTTAACCATTTAATAGAAGGTCTGTTACCAATGTGTACGTAGTTATAAAGTAAATAATAATCTTGTGATATACTATTTACCCACTTCTTAGACTCTCGTATAAAAGTTCTCTGTATGTCAAATATAGAGTCTGACGCTAATAACCAAGGAATACCCCTCTGTTTGTCTTCAGGATCGACACCAACGCCAAACATACCAATAACAGTATCTTTGTATATAATACTATTACATTCCTGTCTCGACAGTTCTAGTGCTGTTAATAAGGCTTTTTCATTTGACAGTCCTACAGAGTAACTTACTTCTAAACTATCTTGGTGTCGAAGGTTAGGAGCAAGTATAAAACAATCTTCTTCTTTACTGGGCCGATAATACGGCTTTGTCATACTCGATTAGATCTTAGTATCATATATCCTTCCCATTCTGCTGATTGAAATACGCAAGGAAGATGCGTGTCATTTTCTAGTTCTATTTTGACTTGACTAGATCTTGCTAGTACTGGTACTTTAAATGTACCTTCTTGTAATGCTTGTTCACCTATAGTAGTAACTCCAACTGTTGAACCAGAGAATACTTTAGTTCTTGGTGCTCGGCCTTTGGTATCAGTAGAGCTAGACTGTATAGGTTTTGGTGATACTTTTACTTTAAAGAAACCTGTTTTGTTAAAGTTAAGGTTTATATTACGTAGTTGTAATCTTGCAGTATTAGCAGGTGAATCGTTTACCTTCATTACCTGTTCAGATACTTCGTATTTAAAGGTGTAAGGAATACCAGCAAATACACGCATAGTGCTATCAGGACCACCTTTAATTGCTTGCCAACGTGCTGTACCATTTTGTAATATCTGTGATAAGAGTGTAGAACTTAGGTCAGTACCAAGTACTTCTCCTGTTTCTGCAACATAGGTAATACCACTTGCAGGAGGATTATTTGGAAACGCATCTGCTATAGATCCGTATAGTGGTAACAAAGAGTCAGCATCTGCTGTACTACCTGCTCCTGACCCGTGTTTTAAAAGTATTCTACGATCTAGTAACATAGGTTGTCCATTACGCATTACTAAGGATGCAGGGTCAGTAGAGAGGTCTATACGTTCTAAACTTATATTGTCACTACGGTTTATCAAAGCATACAGTTGTGAGCCTAGAAATGTGGTTGCCACTACATTACCATCAGACTTCCATACTGACCATGAGCTTTGTACTTTTTGACGATCTTGCCAGTAATACCTATAGACGTATATATTTTTTCGTTCTTTATTTGACAATGCGACAATCATCTCTTCGTTAGAAGATGATGCCATTTGTCGTATTTTACCAGGAATGTACTGAGGTACATGAGCAGTAACTTCAATAGCATCGTTTTGCTCTGAGTTCTCTACAACAAAGTATTCTCGTAATCCTGAGAATTCTCCACGTTTAAATGGAAAGAATATATATTTACCTGCTGGTACTGGTTTAGCATCAGTAGATGTTTCAAACTGAGTAGATACGTCAATAGTTACTGACTTGGCACTAAGAGTTTCTCTAGCACCTACAGTAAACTGTTGCAAGTCACTAAATAAAATTAACTGTTCTTGAAAAGGAATAGCGTGTTGTAATATAGAAACTTGGTTATTACTTACAGCTACATCAATAGGATTACTATCAGAATCAGCTATGACTGTACTTTTAAAAAAGTTATTATAATCTCCAGCTTGAGAAAATATTACGTTTTCATCACTGATAAACCCTAGTCTATTACGGTGAAAGAATACATCACGTATTGTGTATGCACCGCTTGAATATACATTGGGATCATATATAGCAAAAGATGGAAACGGGTTTGTATTATCATCTCCTGCTTTACGTTCTGAATAAGTTGCTGTGGTAAAATCAAAGTATACTAGATCGTTACTAGTAGCACTTAATCCATAATAACTACCACTAGTATAGAAGTTACGTACCAACTGATGTGGCATTGTGGTAGCATCTAGTTTGTTTCTACGGTCATCATGATCGTCATTAGGAAACGTAGGTTGTGGTATTTCTTTCCATACACCATCTTGATAATTTACATAGTAATCATCTTGATTTTCATTTTTGTTTCCTTGTATTGTAGCAGTAACATTTTCTCCTGTAAAAGTAGATACTTCATTGTATGACTCTGGGATACTAGGAGGCAATGCGGCAAAACTTCTACTACCTTCATGAGCAGCTATAGCACTAATAAATGCACCCCCTTGTCCATCATCTACCTCTATACTAAAAGGTTGTGTAGTATTGTATATATGGATAACTGAAGTTGTACCTTTTTTGCCAGGTTCTACTACAGGACTTGCAGTATTACCTATATTTAATCTATCTTCTGTTTCATAGCGAACTACAAAATTATTTGTTCCATGCAATGCTTGTAAACCTACATTACCATCAGTTCCAATCTGTGCGTTAGTATCAAAGTTTATAACTTGATTTTTAGTAGTACCTTTATTTACTACCTCTGCATTTGCTGGTTGAAATTCTGCTACTGCTGGATCAGGACTTGTATTAACTTTAGGAATACCTTCAATTAAAGGAGATTCATGAAACAGTGCTTGTGCTACATTAATAGCATGAGTAGTTGCTTGATTATTAAGTTGAGCACTTACTGTAGGTGAATCATCAGCGTGTCTACCACTAGCTTGTCTTACAGTACCATCAGGTAATTCATAAGATGCTCTAAAAATACGATTATAATCTGTACTTGTTGTACTGCTATCATGATAATACACATTAACAGAGAACTTCATACCATAGTCAGCACCTTTAACATAGATCATAGCTTCATATGGTCTAGTTAAAGTAGTACTACTACTGTTTACCTTAATAGGGTACTGTTTGTTTGCTATGTATGTAAAGTCTGCAATAGTAGTAGCCGCAATATCAGTACTAGCAAAGGTTAATCCTGCAAGTACTCCTGAGTCAAAGTTAAGATAATCTACATTACCAGCAGAAAGTAAATCAGTATTTGCTATACCATTACCATTATACACATTTACTTCAGTACCTATTGCTCCTGTACCAAAACCTGTAAGATCAAAGACTCTTAACGAATTATCTTTGATAACTAAAAGATACGCTTCGTTTTCATCTCTTCGCATAACGTGCACAAAGGCATCATCCATTCCAGTAATAGTACCTATATCTTTTATATGGTGAAAACCTGGACGTTTTTCTAGCCCTTTAATAACAGACGATAACCCATTTTCTTGTACTTCACCTTGACTTTCTAATCTCAGTGATGGAGGTTGTTGAGACACTCCGTTTACAAAATTAGGAATGGTACGAGAGATTAAACTCATATCTTGTATGTAAGTGTAGAGTCTTCAGGATTTACAGTTGTGGAATGAATAGAACGATCCACGACACGGAAAGTGTCATAATTATCAAATATACTATAGTCTGCGGATTCAGCATTGTAATCCATGAGTTCTGATAAAGCCTGTGCTTCATCTTGTTGTTGGAATCCGTGAAGTTCAGATGAGCTTAAAACTCTATCTTGAAATATCCTAGCAGATCGTAATGCAATATATCTTCTTGCAGGTTCTGGCAGATCTTCAAAGTCAAGTTGTATGATAAGATCTAGTTTAATACCAGTAGTTTTTTTACTAAGGTTAAACGTATTGTTTTTACGATCATACAGTTTACGTCCACGTTCTACTATATCTTCTTCTGAACTACGAACTAACTTAGTAGTATCTACTCGTAGTATGTTTGCAGGAAGATTAACAGTCCCATCACTACCAGGAAACAAAGTGTATTCTAGGTCAGTATTGAATACGAATCCTTTTGACTGTACTTCACGATTTACATTATTTATAATACTTTCTGCTAACTCAGCATCTTCAAAACCTGAAGCCAGACTATTTACAGGTGCTTCACCAATACTAGATAACATAGTATTGACTGCTTCTAAAACAGTAGTGGGACTTGTAGCCATTATATATAAGGGAAAAAAAAGGGTAAACCAGAGATAGTCTCTAGCTTACCCTTAGTTTAAAAAGGATTACCCTGTACCTTGTAACAACAAGACACAAGCGGCTGGCCTCAATACGTTGTGTCCCATAGCGTATTTCGATACGGTTAGAGTACCTTGTCTAATGATTTGGTACTCGGACTCAACACTGAGATCCATGAGTTTGACAGTTGCGACTGCATCTTGAGTCATAACCATTCCTACTACACGTAGAGCAAGATCAGAAAGGTTATCAGTTCCCATACTAGCAGTTGCAACACTATCTGCTGGTACGTCATACTGACCATTTCTTCCTGACTCTCCAGAGAGAGGATCGGCATCAGTAGTAGCCAAAGCTGTACCAGCACCACCTGCTTGAGTAAACAAGTTGCTAGTCCAAGTAGAACCACTAAAACTACCAAGATGAGGAGTAACTACCAAAGGCATACCCATGATGCTAGGCACGTTGCCTGTAAGAGGACTTCCAGTTCCTCCAACGTCCCTGTTAAAGATAACAAGATCGTTTAAAGGAGTTGAACCATTTACCTTAAACATATTAAAGTAAAGGTCAGTAGGAAGAACAACAACAGGATCACCAGGAACAGCTTTGTTCTCTAAGATCCTTTTAGCTTCAATAATAGCTTGAGCTAATTCTTTAGGATCTTGAACGTCAGCCGCAGGAGAACCTGTAGTTCCACCAATAAATACATTATCAGTAAAATCCTCGTCATCGAAAGCATCGAATTGTTGGATCATACCTGCGGTTCCTGCAACAGTAGCATTATCACAAAGGCCGGATTTGATAGCAGTTCTCAAGATATTCTGGTCTGCTACCTTGGCAAGAGCATAACCTGCTTCTTGAGTATAGATAGACCTAATATCATAATGAGTCATAGCTTCATCAATATTGGGGATAAACTGAGCATTGATCAGTAAATCATCAATAGCGACTATTCTTTCTGCCTGTTTAGTGGTAGAAGGAGTAATCTCATTGCCAGGAGTGTGATAAGATGCGGAACGAAATTTCCCTGTCATAGGAAACTGTGCCGATTTACCTTTTGAAATTGTACGCACTCGATGAATGGGCATCATCACGTTACGGGTCTGAAACGCTGTAAGTACTTCCCCTGCGTACAACTTGAGAAATAACTCACGAGCACTACCAGTAGCGTTAGATTGACCCGATCTGGAAATATTACTATAATTAGTAGCCATATTTATTACCTATAAAATGTAAAGTTAGAATAAAGATCGGATTCCGTGAAACACTCTAGTTGTAAGTTTCGTTCAGTGTTATCCTTCGCAAAGGGCAGAGACTAATTCTTAAAACTATTATATAACATCAGAATTATACAGCAACTGTTCGACTTGTCTACGATACGCAGGATCTTCTGCATAACGAGGGTCTTTCATTGCTTCGGTTACTTGGTTCAATGATTGAAACCCTTCAACTGAAGGAGAACCACCATCTCCAGAATAAAGGGCAGGGTCGCCATTAGCAAGGTTATACTGAGCTTGCAACCCTCTAACAGCCAGCATAACTTGGTTTATATTAGGTGAGTCTACAGAATCATTGAAAGCATCAATCTCATCTTGACTCCAATTATCAGATGCCCAGTTTACTAATTCATTGTAGTTTTCTGTACCACCTACTGAATCGTGCACTGTCATCTCTAGTTGTGCTCCTACAGCTTGCTGACCTGCAAGCCAGGAATCTACAAGTGATGGAGGTATACCTGCATTTGCTAATGCTTCATACGCATCATCACTAAGTTCACCATTTTCTAAATACTCTGATTGAAAAGCATCAAAGTCTAAATCTCTACTTGCTAAGAACTCAGTGATCTCTGTAGGATCTTCTTCTAGTTCTACAGGACCATCATCATCAACAGCACTATCTTCTTCTTCAAGATGTTCACCAGAACCTAGACGTTGTTCTAGTTGTCGATATGCTTCAGCAAGATCTTCGGGGGTATCAAACTTAGAAGGTAACCATTCTGGTTTGTCAGAAACTTCAGGATGTTCTGCGGCTTCTGCTACATCCAACATTTCTTCTAAGTGTTCTGTAGTTCCTGCCGTAGGAACTTCTTCTCCAGTACTAATATTTACACTATCTACCATATTAATTATTTAGTTTAAAGGTCATACCCATGAAATCAAAAGTTTTCCGTCCTTCTGACTTAGCTTGTTCTTTAGCGTTCATATACTCTTCACGCTTTCTACGTCCCATCTCAGCTAAAGCAAGTGCTCCACCTACTACACCACTACGTTTATACGCTTTAGCTTTACCTCGTTTCTCTCCTACCTGACTAGCACGTTTTATTGCACGTTTTTTAGTAACTTTTTCTCTAGCCTTTTTAGTAACTCCCATATCTTTAAGGATCTTACCAGCGGCTTCTTTTGCAGTTTTAGAAGGCTTACGTTTGGTTTTCTTTTTAGGAGTATCTTCGACCTCTAGTGTGTCACCTCGTGCTGATGTTACTGTTGCCATTATCTTCCGTAAACTCTTTGTCGTGCTTTCTTAACTTGTTTCTTTTGTTCTTCTACCATATCTTTTGTAGAAGGTCTGTCACCTGACTTAGGAGGACTTACAGTAAACGTCATGCCACCAACTTTAACTGATTTTTTGTTTTCTTCTTTTGCCTTGTCAATAGCATTAATCATCATGGATGCTACAGCTAATGCCCCTGCTCCTGCACGAGCACCAGGAGTACGTGATATCTTTTTTAGACGTTTTCTAATATCGCCTTTCTTAACTGTACCTTTTGGTTTTCTAGCGTACTGATTAAGAATACTTGTGACTTGTTTCATAGCCGCATCAGACAACCCTTGTTTTTTAAGGGTTGAACCTGTCTTAGTTTTCATACCAGATCCAGGCTTAGTCTCTGAAGAACCTTTAGTAAGCTGAAGTCGTTGACCTTTTTTTAAACCTAAAGGTTTCTTTGCTCTATCTTTAAGAGCTTTTTTAGCTTGTTCTACTTTTAGTTTCTCAGCTACTTGATCACCAGTTTCTGGTAATTCCTCGTGTTTTATTCTAACAGGAGGTTCTTTAGCTGTACGTTTTTTAGCCATTACTGATTCTGTGTTTGTTGTAACTGTTGTTGCATTTGCTCAAGCATCTCAGGATTACCTGCTACGTCTTGTGCTATAGTTTTTGCTAATGGAGGTGCAGAACCTTTAACAACATCTTGCATCATTTGTTGTTGCATCATCTGTTGTCGTTGTTGTTCTATCATTTGTTTTTCCATCTGCTTCTCTTCGGAAGTCTTGATAAGACCACTTGTGTCTATACCGAGTGAAGCTCCAAGTCTGTCAATGTAGTCACCAATGTTCATCTCTTGGGCTATGATCTGTTGACCAAGAGGTTGTAAGTATTGTAGGAATGTTGCTAGTTTATTAAGATCTTGACCACGACCTAGAGCTTCAACACCTGTTACAATCTCAGGCTTTACAGTGTTCTTTGGAAACTTTGGCATCTTACCTTGTTTGGTAAGTCGTGCCAATAACAGCTTAACTAGAGGAACTTGGAGTTCCTGGCTGAGTACACTATATACACCACCAAGAGCCATCTCTAGTTCTTGTGCTTTGTATCTGATCTCTTCTGCGGTAACTCGTTCTGCCTGTCGTTCTACAGACGAGTTCATCAAGAAGGCAAACTGTAGTCTGTTAGTCAGATACTGTAGCATCTCGTTAGCTACACGAAAGTCTGTTGACTTATTTAATTGTAGTGTGCTAACATCATTAGCATCTCCTGCAACAATAGCACCATTGGGTGACTCTGCAAGAGTTCTCAGTTTAGTAGTTCCGTTAGGCTTTACTAAAAATAGTACCTTTGCCGCCGCCGCTGACCCTTCAACGATAGCTTGGCTAAGACCTTCAACGGATTTTAAGTCACCAATATACTCTTCTACAAATCCTCTTCCGTAGTCTTCGTTATCGATACGATTGAATCTAAGAGGAATCCAGGGTAATTGGTCTAGTGGATACTGTCCACTACTTTCTTCTATACGATTCCCTTGTATCTCTTGAAATATTTCATACTTCTTTTCTTCTCTCTTGATACACGTAAAGAGATCATAAGTTCTGTAATTATCTTCAGCAGAAGTATCTACATACTTTTGTAACTCAACTGGTAATGTCTTGGCAGATAAAGTTTCTTTTACAATGATTTTTAAGATGTTGCCTTGCACATCTCGTTTGACTGTGTAACTATCAAGATGAAACACTCTCATTACACCCTTGTTAGGTAGATGTAACAAAGCGTTACCACCGACAATCAAATGTTTCAGTGCCTCGTAGATTGGAACACGCATAGCCTCTGCTTCAATCTCATGCAAAGCCGCACGTTCAATCTTGGCTAAACCTTCTTCTACTGGTCCTCGTTTATCTTCACCAATAAGATTAGCAAGATCAAAATCATCTATGATTAATCTAAAGAACGGACTATTAGGAGGTAACAATGCCATTAACATCTTGGATGCTAAGTTGTTTACTCCTCTTGCTCCTATACTCTGATAAGGTGTAGGATAGTCTGATGTATAGGTGTGACCTGATTCTGGTATTAACGTAGGAATCGTGAGTTTACTAGCTTCTCTCGCACGTTTCAGAAACGATTCTCTACTAGTTGTCATGGTCGAATACTGCTGTGCTACAAATCCTCCCTTGGTAGTTCCTCGGTCAGATATGGATACGGCTTGTACTGACTCCATATTACATTCCTAAACTAGTTGAGCTTGAGTTTTTTTTAACAATGTTAAGTCCAGTCCTTTTAGGAGTTCTGAGTCCTCTCTTGGACATTTTACCACCAGACATATCTTTACCTTCAGTATCTGACTCAGCCATTCCTCGTTTCTTTTTCTTCTTACGTTTTACACTACCAAATCCCCCAGTTCTAGTATTGACATTACTAGAGCTAGTATTACTTGTGTTACTTGATCCTTGGTCAGAATACGGATCTGGTGCTCCCGCTAAACCATACACTATTTTTACAGGTGCTCTACTTACATCTGTAATCATTTTTCCAGTAAATTCTTCCGCAGCATTTAGACTACCCAACATATTTTGTCCAACAGTGACAGTATCTAAACCTTTGGGAAGATTTTTCTTAACATTGGTATCATACCACTTTTGTAAAGAAAAGTTTTCTGTTAATCCTGTTTTTGGATTTTTAGTACGAGAAGCACCCATACGTCTAAGCATACGTTGCTCTTGTTTATTTACGTGTTCAAGCTCAGTATCCCCTCGTCTACCCATTGAAGCTAGTTTCTTTTTAGCACTAGATAGAGTGTATTTTTTCTTCTTGTCTTTCTTGTACTGCTCTTTACCCTTCTTGGTGTAGGCGTACTTCTTTCCGTTTAGTTGTGGCATATTAAGTTGCTATTTGGAGTCCAGATTTTTTAGTTCTAGTTCTAGGTTTAATTCTCATTTTAGCAGTGTTTCGTTTTTCTTTCCCTGTTCCCTCTTCTTTTACTGTCTCACGCTTTCCCTCTTCAATATCGGGAGTCTCCTTCATAGCTGAATGAGCTTCTGGAGTTGGAGGTGGGGGTGCAACCATCGGTGTGGAAGGTGCACTAGCTGGGTTCACTATACACATTTGAATTTGTCTCTTCGTTATAGAGGTCTGTTAGTTTATCAACTACTGATCTTTGGCCCATGAGGTACGCTAGATCCGTAGAAGATACTACCTTACTCGGCAGTTTATCAGGAAAAAGATCGTTCAATCTATCTAATAAACTTTGTGATATATCGAATGGTATCTTCATAGCTGTTCTAATAATAGACTATAACTCACACGAATTACCAACACAAGCCAATTCTTGCGATGCTACAGTGTAGTCTTCTGATTCATATTTAGAGAGATCTTCCCATACTATAGAAGGTGTTTTAGAAGTAATTTCTTTGTATCGTTCTTTGTCACATTCCTGGTATGGTGCTTGTTGGTATGAGTGTTCACTGTAAGGTAGAAAAGATATGCCACTAATCTTCTCAAAGTTATTGAAGACCCATGATCCAATTGGTATCCATTCATCTTCTTTGACGGATATAGTCACACTAGGTTTGTGTTCGCACCAGAACTCTTGGTACATCATCCACTGATCTAGTTGTCTCTGTGCAGACCATTGATCTCTTTTGACAGAATCCTTTGGTGATTGAACAGCAAACGAGAATACTGTAGTACTGTCTGGTTTCATAACATCAGGTTCGTTTACTACACCTTGATCTCTCAAGAACTGAGTCAACGGATCTTTGTTGTCACCTCGTACAGTACGAATGTAGTAATCACTGTGTCGTGTGTGGATACCACTAGCAGAATCACATAGTTGAGATACTGTACCACTAGGTTTGATGCAAGTGATCGAAGCACTTTCGTTGATCCCTAGTTTCTCTGCCCACTCTGCATTTGTCTGTCGAGCTACAGTTCTCAAGGTTGTCAACAACTCAGGGTCAGGATCAATAGTTAGTTTATTGTCCATGATCCCTGTGAGTGAAACTCCAAGTAGTCTTTCGTCTTCACAGTTCTGTTTCCAGGTTTTAGGAAGGTATCGGAAGTTGGTTAGTGTACTCTGCCATGTACCCAAGATCGTAGCAAGTTTTACCTTATTGATCAAGTCTTTCTTTTTGTCAGTAGGTCTGATCACTACCTCCGATAGATTACAGAACTCTCTGGGCCGAAGGATTATTTCAGAACATGGATTCGTCCCGAAGTCATCTCTAGGCTCTCGGAAAGAGAATCGTTCAACTTGTTTTCTTGCATTGAACGCAGAGTAGATTCCACGTTCTCCACTCCTACTTTCGTAGAGGGAAGACCATTCCCTAAGAAATGTCCCTGTGTCGGGTTTGGAATGGTAGTTGGCACTGTTGTTTGCGAGTGCTCTGTGGGGGAACTCTTCCCACCATGCTCCTGACTTTGCGAGTCGCATCTGCTCATCCCCAAGATCACTGAGGCTGATAAGAGCAGACCTGCGAACACCACCAACCACCACGACTTCTGCTGTTTTTGTAACAATGTCGTGACATTCGATGGGTCTGAGTTTTCTTCCTTTGGCATTTTCAAATATCTTGCAAGTGAATAGAAATAATTTATTCAGAGGATCAGGACCACTTGCCCTACCTCCAAATGTTTTTAGTAACGCACCAGCAGGACGTACTTTAGACATATCCCATGTTGGTATCAGTCCTGCATAGAGCAAGCTGATCAACTCACGAAACGCTTTGGCCCATCCTAGTTTACTGTCACGTACATCGATGCAAGTATCAGTTGGATGTAGTTCGTTTGGAACTATAGGTAACTGTTCAGTGTACTTAGATTCTACACTATATCCAACACCAGTTCCGTTCATAAGAACGTATAGGATCTCATCGAAAGAACGCACAGAGTCAACTGGAAGATAACTACAGTTGTACCCTGCGACATTCTCTTTTTCTAGTGCAGGTCCAGCAGTCATGAGACACCTCATGCTAGGCATCACATCCAGACTTAGAACTGCACTCTCTAACTCTGCTACAATATCAGCATCATCTTTGACATAGAAATTGTAAGCACAGTTTTCTTTCATATGACGAGTAAAGAAGTCAAAGTATCTGGCTACAGTTTCGTTCCAGTGTTCTCTTCTATTCTCGTCATAGTTCCACCGAGCGTACCTAGACAAGTGAATAAACTGTTGGTATTGACTAGGTAATTCAACCATTTGCTTCCTCCTTTTCGATCAACATATCAAGGTACACTCTTGCTTTCTTCAAATCTTTCACTCCTCCTTTATGTGGATATCGGGATACGTATTTTATAATGTTTCCTTCAACAAAGTCAAATTCATTTTTCATTATAAATTCTATCGGTTGAATTTCAAACCCCTCACAATAATGGTTGGGGTTCCTAAGTTCGTCTTCAAACAGTTCTAGTTGTTCACTCATAAGGCATCCATAGTTTTACTTTTGTGTCTTGGTAATCTTCCCAACGTAGAATCCTTGCCATACGTGCGTTCAGTATAGCATCATCCTCAGTCAATCCTGCACTCTCATACGTGTTAGTAATCGCAGTCCAGAAGTCTGAATGCGAGGTACACGAATCAAGTATCTTCTCAGCCTTCTTCGGGCCGATGCCTGGACAACCAGGATACCCATCTACAGCATCACCAGTAAGAACTTGTTTGTAAAAATTATAGTTTGCCTCATTCTCAGATACCTCGTGGATCACCTCCTTTCCATAATCCCAATGATATCCTGGGACAGTTAGCAGGTCTTTGTCAGGGCTTACAATAATGTATTCAAACGTGTCACTGTAAGCAGTACGTGTAGCTCTTACACCCATAACATCATCTGCTTCAAGAGTCTTACGTATGTAAGTGTCGTAACTATCAATCAAATAGTCACGAGCAGGAACAAAGCAGATAGGCTTGCGTGAAGACTTACGATTAGCTTTGTAAGAGGGATTGATATTCTTTCTGAAGTTCTCACGATCAGATAAAGCAATCTCAACTTTCTCAGCTTCAGTCTTTTCCACAAGATCTGAAATGGTTTGATCTAATGTCTGTTTCACCGACTTAAAGTCACAAGTCAGTGTCCAGAAGTCTTCTCCCCAATCTATCTCAGTCTCATGCTGAGTGGTAGATGTATAGAGAATTATGTCTCCGTCTAATAATAGTACTCTCATATTGGGTTGTAGGTTTTAGGGTCAGTGAGGTTGAATCGATACTCTAAAAATTTTTTCTCCAAAACTTTTGAGCTAACACTTGTTTTGTTCTGAACAAATGACCAAGGTATTACCCAAACAAAAGGCATCTCAACAGCACAGAGATAGTCAAAGCTAGTATCATCGTAAGGTCTTTTGTTACCTGATTGTACCAACTTGAACATACCTCTGTCTGTACTTTTTACCTGGACTCTTTTGTACGTTCCGTTTTTATACACAACGAAGTCGTACTCTGTTGGAGTGAAAGGTTGGAGCACATCGTACCCCCACCTTACAAACAATGACATGGAAATCATTTCACTGGCATATGCCCTTGATCTGATGTCCATACTGTCAATGGGTTTCGGCCCAAGATCCACCGATCTTGTATTCTCCTGTGAGTGGCAGACGGAATCCATACTTATCTCCTGAGATCTGTATAGCTTCAACTGCGGTCTGTCCGATTTTGTCAGCGTGTTCATCTTTCACTATGAGTTGTAGTTCATCATGGACAAAGGCAACTTGCTGATAATCAATAGTATCAACAAAGTCACGCTTTGTCAACAGTTTATTGAACTCAACAACCCATCGCTTACAGATAATAGCACCTGCTGACTGCATCAAGGTGTTGAGAGCACCATAGTCTGAACGAATCGGGATACGTCTTCCGTCCAAACCTTTGAGATATCCCTTCTGTGCTTTCTTCTTTACAGCATTACGAAGTTTCTCCAAGGCAGGAATCTGAGAAAGAAATCTCTTCTTCAGTTTCGCACCTTCTTCAGAAGATCCGCCAACAATCGAACCAATCTTCTCATCTCCTGCCCCATATAAAAAAGCATAAATGAAAGTTTTGGCTTGATTTCTTGTCGATAAACCTGCCGCATTTTGATTAACAGTGTGGATATCATCTTCCAAAAGTTTCTTACCGTATTCACCATTGTCGAATAAAGCCATGTAGTGAGCAAGACAACGTAGCTCCAGACCACTGATGTCAACTCCGAGGAAACGAAATCCTTCAGGAGCACAAAAGAGTTCCCTACATTCTTTACCGTATGGTGCAGAAACAGATGGAATTTGTGCGAGGTTCGGGTGGGAATGACTGCACCGACTCGTAACCGAACCCATCGTATTAACTCTGCCATGTATTCTACCATTACGCTCAAGTTTCAACCATGCCTGATCTCCCTCTGCTAGTTGAGAGATACGTTTATTGACAAGAAGATACTCGGTCAACAACTTAGCTTCTGGATATTCCAACTTCGATAGAACTGACTCATCAACCTTTGGCTCACCTGATGGAGTGAACTCAGTAGGTTTCCAGTTATAGAAGTCTTTCAATCGTTTGGCTATGTGTTGCCGTGATCTTGGATTGAACACAACCTTGATCAACTTACTGTAAGATGGTTTGGTCTTAGGTTCACGTAGTTCACCTGTGTACCACCATCCAAACTTGTCGATCAATTCTGTCTGTAACTCAGATCTTCTACCACATAGTTCGGAGTAGAAGAGTTGTGCTCTGTCTACATCGAAGGGAATGCCGTGACGTTCCTGACGATTACAGATCACTGTAAGTTCTTGCTCAAGGCTAAGAGCCTTACGACTCTGAAGTTTTGGTTTGAGTATATCATACAGTTTGTGAGTAAGCTCAACATCCTGTATACAGTACTCTACCATTGCTTCACTTAGTTTTTCCCAAGCGTCTTCGGTTTGTCCGTAATCTCCTTTGGCAAAGTCAAGTCGTTGACCCCATGCTTTGAGAGAGTGAGAACCGTAAAGTTTGGTATCCAGATGTTTCCATCGGTGGATAGCATCCCGTTCTCTACGATTTGGATAGACCAACCGTGACATGACAAGGGTATCGGTAAGCCTTGCGTTGGGTACATAATCATATAACCTCTGTAATACAGGAAGATCGTACCCAATGATATTGTGTCCAATCAACTCGGAAGCACAATCAAGATACCGAAGACCTTCTTCGATGTTGTAGTGTGTGATTACACTATTGTCATCGAGATTCTTTGTAACAATAATAAACACATCTTCAGTTCTACTGATAAGATCTCCTTTGCTGTTTCCAACTTTGGATTCTATATCGAATAGAATTTTCATGTGGCTCATTAGAAATCCTCTATTTTAGATTCTTCCTTATCGTCATCAAAGTCTATTTCTTGGGGTTGTTCTGTCTCTGTCATACGTCCAGTATCTTTGTCGTACTCCAGATAACAGGCAATCCCTGTTTCACCTGTCCAACGATTCTTCAACACACGAACAGTTGTAGTGTTAGGGTTCTCTGATTGTTGGTCCCTTTCGCAACCAATAACAATGTCACTTAACTGACCAATCCCTGCACTACCTCTGAGTTGTGCCATAGAAGTCTTAGCTCCATCCTCGTGTCCTCTGTTACCTTGAGGACGTTTGAGATGTGACACCATCAAAATCCCTACGTTCACTTCTTCTGCAAGTGCACGTAGTTTGGTCATGGTGTTATCAATCATTCTACGTTCATCACCACCTTCCATACCAGATACCACAATACTGATATGGTCCAACACTACATAGTTACACCCACACCCACGAGCCATGTAGCGTATTTTGTTTATGAGGTTATCACCATCAAGTGATCCCCAATGATCGTAGAAGAACACTCTCTGAGTTCCAAGTGTATCATCGAATGCTGATTTGAACTGTTCAGCATCGATCTCTTGGTCACTCAAATGAAGAGGTTGGTTAATAGCAAGAGACATGAATCCCAGAGCACTACGCTTTACAGCTTCTTCAAGTGCTACGTATCCAACTGTTTCCCCTTGCAACAGAAGGTGGTAAGCGATCTCCCTACAAATCTGAGACTTGCCGATACCACTTCCTGCACAGAAGGTAACGATCTCTCCTCTTCTGATACCGAGTGTCTTTTGATTCATCCCATCAAAAGGATATTTACACGATGATGCCACATCTTGTGATGAAACCAAGTCCCACAATTCTGAACCTTGGATAATACCATCGGGCCGAAAAGGTTTAGCTTGCCACAAACAAGTGGTAATTTCCTTGACCTGCCCTGCTATCAACATCTCATTTGCATCCTTCATAGGAAGGTTAGCAATCTTGGCCTTGCCAGGAGGTAATAAACTCGCACACTCCTTGGACGCTTTCTGTCCTGCTTCATCATTGTCAAAGGCAATAACAACCTCATCAAACTTTGAGAGCATTTCGATGGACTTGCGTATCGCATTTGATGCACCTGATGCACCAGTAGGTACGCTGAAAACGGGCCATTGATTACCCAATGCTTGAGATACAGACATTGCATCTATCTCACCTTCAGTGATGACTGCTCGTTTACCCCCTTCGGCCCATAAGTGAGAACCGAAGAGAGTAACTTTGCTTGCATCTCCAATAAATAAGAACTGCTTATTGGACATACGTAGCTTCTGAGCTACAACACTTCCAGTTGAATCTTTGTAGTTCGCAATTTGAACTTTCCTACCATTGTAATCACCAACTTGGTAATCCCATTTACGGCAGGTTTCTTCAGTGATCTTACGTTTGGAAAGATGTTGAATCTCTCCGTGTATAAATGCCATACCTTTCTCTGGTTGAGGGTTAACAATACGATCACCTTTCGTGTAAGTGTTGCATCCAAAACACCACGTATGTCCATCATCGTAAACAGCTACGTTATCTTTTGAACCGCAGTTGTCACACGATTGATGACGTAGAAAACTACTTTCAGTCTTCGTATTCATCATCGTCATCATCTTCATCGTCTGCT